GAAGATATACTAGCAGCATATACTAACCTTAAGTCTGTTGCTAAGAGAGTGCCAACTGGTATCACATTTGTTCCTGATACAACACTTGGGGATTCACTTAGTTTTGAGAGTGATATCAACATCGATACATCAGATTACGTTGGTGCTGCTGAGACAGTGACCTTTGGTGGAGGTATTCCTGGAGGTCTAGGATCTGATGTGATAACCTTTGGTGATGACATTCATAACGATAACTAATTGAGATGGGGGTACCCGTACCTTAGGGGCTTGACAGAAATTTTAGATTTGCTATATAATTATGTAACGTTA